TATACAAACGGTGCGAAGTTCTTACAAACTTGTGCTGCTATTGGCAAGGTATCTGTGAAGAAAGGGCGACGAGGGTAATTACCTTGTCCCATACCTAATCTATATTCGTGCCATAAGGCTAGTACAGCAACAGGAAGCCCTGCTCTACTGTCTTTCCCACCTCTACCGCCTTGTTCGTACTTACTGTCGAAGTAGCCCCATCTGACGCTCTTAGCTGCCACATCTTGAAACCTTTTTTCTAATAAGTCTAAGGCTTTCAAGTCTGTCTTAATCATGTTCTCATACTTGTTGCCGCGCTTCCTTTAACACCTCACAGGGTTTGAGAATCAGTGGCAACGAATACGGTTTTGTTTAAGTAAGAGGGAGTACCATCTGTGCAGCCCATGTAGAATGGTTTATCTACTGCGTCTGTATCAGAGGCTCTAGTGTCCATATCGGAACGCGATATACCACCAGCGAAAGGCATAGCTGTGATAGAATCAATAGATGGGTTTGTTATTGCTAATTTGACTGCATCTAAGTAGTTGCGGAAGTAGTCCGAACCCCACACCTCAATTTGACCTGCCTTCTCGTGTGTATAACGAGACAACGCAAACAATAATACGGTGAATAAATCTCTTGTTGCTCGTCTTTCGTTCTGTTCGTTTTTATTGTAATAATAGGTGTATGTTTCATCGTCTAGTATTTCTACTGAGTGGATGTCACCTACGTTTAGTCTAAGGCGGTCTACAAATGACGTTGATGGGGATGCGGTATAAGCCACCATTAATCTCCTTTTTATGGGGCTTACGCCTTATTAATCTGTTATTTCTACTTGGTAGCGCATTAAAGCTTGGTAAGCGCGGCTATCTATTTGACCTTTATACTTGTTAGCTACTTCTTTAATATAAGCCTCTTTGAATGTTTTGTAACACCAAAAAGCATCTTCTACTCTGTGAAAGTAACCCAAACTAAGCATTTTACCTGCGCCGTCAGAACATCTTGCCACAAACTTATTTGTAGTTTTATTCAAAACTACGCCTATGGGGTAATCACCTCTTTCATTTTCTCTTTTAGTAAGTAGGCAATTAATCGGTTGAGGTATAAACACACAGGTATCTTCTGAGTAAAACTTGTTGTTTTTAATCAATAAATCCTTATCTAGCTGCCAACTTTTACCTTTTTCGTCGAGGTCTCTGAAACCTAACTGCCTATCGCACCACTCATAGAAATATTCATAAGATTTAAAATTCTCTGAGCAAGTTGTTCCTACATAGGTTGGGCGTTTAAGCCATAACTTCTCTGTACAACGCCTTAGCATATTTACCCATAGCTCGTATTCTTTTAATTTTGTTTTTCCACTACAATTTGGGTACTTTATACCTTTAAACCCAATACCTTGAACTAATTTACTTGACTCGATTGCTCTGCTCATATACACCTCGCACATAAAAGGTGTATTATACTCTTATTTTATTTGTCTTTCAATGTTTATTTAATTATTAATGAAGCCCCTTTCGAGGCTTCTATCACCAACCTATTAGGTTGACGAGTACAAACGCACAATACATTGTGGTCGAACAACGGCATTCAACACGTTAGACTCCGATTGAATGAGGATGCCCTCATCATGTGGGTCTAAGTATTGGTACATATACATCTCTTGACCCATAGTGTTCACATCACTCAACTTCTCGCTGGGAGCAGCAAAAGAACGGAACATATCAAAAGCACCTGTCGGAATTAATCGTGCTTCGCCCGCAGGAATCAACGCCGTACCGTCAACCAACTTACCACGATACTCGACAAACAACACACCGTTCCAGTCAAATGTCTGCGTACCCATTGGTAATTTGCTAGACAAACGATTACGCAAAGGTTCAGGAATAGAAGCATATTGGTTGTATGCTGCAATCAACTTCGGATGGTTCACTAAGTTAGCGAAGAAAGTTGGGTTACACAAAGCAACAAAGCCAGTGATGGGGTCTAAGCCTGTTAAAGCGTTGTCGTAGATGTGGTTAACACCTTCTGTAACTTTACCTTTAATATCAGAAGTTGAAGTACCCCAAACCATATCAATCTCTTTACGGGTTACACTAAATTCTGTGTAGTAGTTAAGAGACATAGTGCCGTTTGGACAGTACGCAGTACCATCTGTTAGGATTTGGGCGCGTTGTGTTTCGCGCAATTGCGCCCAACCGCGACGAATGGAAGCCATCTTACGCATAACTGCTTCTGCAACAGTCTCAGGAGTAATCTCTTTACCATACGCAACACGGTTTTTAACGTCCTTAGCAGTAACAACATCGTCTAAGTTATAGTGAGGAATACCCCATGTTTTCTTAGAGCGTTTGTCATCACGACCATACTGGTTACGAACGCCACGAACCATATCTTTGATGATTGGTTGGTTAGACTCAATCAAATCTACGGCCACAGAATCAGAGATAGTGCCTTCAACTGTGCTAGGGAAAATTCCTAACTGGTTGATAGTATCCCATGTATTTGGCACTAGATTAATTTTTTCTGTTAAACTGTCCAAACCGTAGGCATCGTAGTAGCTACGAATAATATTCGCCATTATTTATTCTCCTTATTAACCAATAGTGGCAAATGTGCCAATCCGTTCTACAGCTAAAATACCCTTAGCTTCTAACTGAGCGTAGGCTGCATCTAATTCAGCTTGGGTATCAACAGATGCACCAAATACTAAACCTTGTTTCTTATACAAAGCACTACCACGAACAACAGCTACAACACTTGTGTTGGTAGTTGCTGCGATAGTAGATTTGTTGTAAGATGTTTGAGGCGTAACACCACCTACATAGATAGCTGCTGCTTTTTGGCTACCATCTGTTGCTGTTGCTTCTACGCGCTTGTACTTTACTGTACCTGTAACAGCGATAGAGAATGTGTCACCGACAACGAAGTCAGTTGCACCGTCAGCTAAAGTGAATGCCAAACCACCAGCACTATAAGCTACTGCCACTGTACCGTTGCCAATAACTACGCCGCTTGGGTTTACAACAACAAAATCACCAGCATTAGAAGCTGCTTTTGAAATTCGTAAAGTGTATGTGCCAATTTCTGCTGTGCCACTGACGGTAACAGTACCCATTGTACCATTACCAGTATTTGTACCTGCTGTAGCTGTTGCACTACCGCTTACCAATGTTTTACCTAGAACAGTACCAATTTGGTAGTCTACTGCACTAGCTTCGTACACCGTAACAACGTCACGGCAAAACGCTAACTCTGGTGCGTATTCATGTGCAATTACATCACTGTACCGAGTGCTTTCGTATCCTAATGAAGCCATATCTTTCTCCTAGACTTATTTTACTTTTGTGAAAACTTTTGCAAATGCGTCGTCAAGAGCGTTTGCTTCTTTAGAATCCCCACCTGCGATTCCTTTCTCTTTCAATGACTCTTCTTCAAGAACCATATCCTTTTTAAAGGACTTAATAACAGTAGCGAATGAAACATCATCTAACGGAGATAATGATTTAAACAATTCTGCTGCTTCTTCTTTTGGCTTTACAGCCTCTAATTGTGCTAAACGAGCTTTCTGAACGTCAGCTAATTTCTCAGCCTTCATCTGTTCTAATTGGTCGTTAGCTTTCTGTACGTCAGCTAATGCTAATGCTAATGCACTGTCACTTGCCTCTTTTGCTTTTTGTAATTCAGCTAATTGGAATTGAACAACGCTCAACTCGTCCTTAGCTTTTTGTACTTCCTTATCCACAGGAGTCTCCTTTTTACTTTGTTTTACTGGATTTCCAATCGTTTTGGATTTCTCAAGATAAGTTTCAAACTTAGCTTGTGTACTCCTAATGGATAGTAAGGAAGCTACATTCAAATCTTGAATAGTTTCTTTACCATCTTTCACAGATTTTAAAATCTCTACTGAGTTAATAAAATCTTGTTTCTCTTTCTCACACTCTGCTTTATAATCTTCCCAAGACATGTCATATTTGTCATCTTCCGACATTTCTTCTTCGTCTTTGAAACCTAGAATCTCTGTCAACATTTCAGCGTCATCGCTGTACATATTAAAGAACTTCTCTAGGAAGTCATCGAATGGTAATGTTACTTTCACCATTGTAGCTTTTTCAATGTCAGCGTCTAAAATGTCATCTACAGACTTCATAACTAAAGCTTCTGTATATCCTGAGGCAGCCCCTCCCTGACTAGAATGCACCAAAGCTACATGATGTGTGGGCTTATCAAATCGGTATTCATGCACTAGACGTTTAGCCTTCTTTTGTTCTTTTTCATCACTCATTGTTTAATTCCTGATAAACGGCTGTAGCACCAATGCTGACACCTTGTATTTCGTTATTCTTAACCATTGTCCACAAGAGTTCACTATCTGTGTCGCCTTCTGGAAAGTGCCAATATTGCAACCAACTCCCTTTCTTAACTTCAATCCCCGTATCGGTAGTGAAGCCAGCAGGAGTAATGAACGATTGTTCAATCTTAGCTTTCTCTGTATTGATACGATGAAATAGGTTAGCTTTGTTGCACAACGTATTAAAACTGATACAGGCTTTCTCAACACATTCTTCTGTGTTAGTGTCACCATGCTCATCAATTTCATTAGGCGCTAGTACAACAAACATAGCTCTGCGTTGTTCAACGTCAACAGCTTTAGTTACTTCAACTGTTGGCGGTGTCTCTTTTAGTGAACTACCATCTAAACCAAATGTGCTAGTAAGTAGTACAGCCAATTTATCAGCTAACGCCTCAACCACACTTTTCTTTACTTCTTTATGT